AGTTCTTCCGGTGCTGGCGGTAAAACACCCTGGGTAAGCAGCAATTCAAACGTCCTATCGATAAGAGGCTTGAGTAATTCGGATTGCAATCGACCAAGCACCGGCCCTAACAATCGCAAGCGCTCTTCTTGCATCTGCAATGTTTGTGTTGCTGTCATTGTTCTATCGGTTGACGCTAACAGCTGGTCAACATAAAAGATCCGGCGAATCTGATCTTGCCGCCTCTCCTCCTGGTTAAGCTGCAACAAGTTATTTGCATCGGTTTTCAAAGGCTCGATACGATCTCTTGATCCCGATCTATAGAAATTCAGTGCGCCTGGTGATGTTCTGACCGGCAAAACATAGCCATCATCCGGAACCATTAGCGGCGGATCCAACTGCTTTTGTGCTGCACGAATACCAATCTCGGCCATTTTCGACACCATCATCGTATCGGCAAGGCTTGTGTGCGCCGGAGAGTGTCCGTAAACACTCGAGCTATCCTTAGTAAATCGTGGTGTTGCGATAGGCATACTATCGAAACCACTTTCTTGCATCAGTGTTTTGCTGTCGAAACAGTAGTGAATAGACGCAAAAGGCTTGTCTTTTGCTGCTTTTGCTAATCCTCCAGCATCTTGTCGTGGATAAATAGCGTTAATAATTGGATGTTTTTCTAATGGATCGTTCTCGAGCGACTTACGTATTTTCTCCGATAGGTTTTCTCTGCCAAACTTTTGCTCGGCTTGCCTGGCGGTCAACTCATACTTACGATAGACAGTATCAACACGGCCCTCATGGTTCTCGGCGATGTAGATTTCTGCTATATGCCTGGTAGAAAACCGAATATCTTGGCCCATTTCTTTTTCGATCGCCAGCGCTGCTGTTCCGAAAACTACTAGATCGTAATATAATTCATGTATTTCTTGCTGAAAGTTCGATCTTTCTAACTCCTGGTACATAATATCGGTGCATGTTTCTAACCATTCGTTCAACTCATCGACTTTCTGGAAATCTCTGTTTCGATACCGCATAGAAAACCACGGCACGCTAGGACTTGTAAGTGTGCCGTGTAAGTTTGCTGCTAGCAATTCGACCGCATGTTGCGCCGTGGAGTCGAATATTCTTTGATCTTTTCTCTCGCCCGGTGTGCGTTTGTTGATGATATCCGCTTTCCTGGGTAAGAAAAAATCGGCAACCTCTTGCCATCTATTCTCGATGTTGCTGCGCTGTGTCGCTAGTGTTTCATAGCGTTTGTGCAGCATTTGTACTAACTTCGATGGTTCCATATCTAACTCTTTTTATTGCGCTTGGCAAAGTTTCGTGCAGCCTCGACGCTGCCAAATCCCCAGGCTTTGAGCGCTAGTGCCTTGCGCGTTGGCTCGCCGTTTGGTTTCTTCATAGCGCCACGCATGCCGGCAAATCTAGCGGCAAAACTAACGCGGCGACCACTCGTTCCCGATTTCTGCGGTGATTTTAAATTGCTGCCCTCAGTGCGTTTGAAAAATTTTCGACCAGCCTCGTTTAATCCGCCCTTTGGATTCTGGTATTTCTTGGCGACCATTACGCTTTTTTCTTGTTTTTCTTGCTATCCGGAAAACCAGCTTGCATGTTTTTATAGGCTTTTGCTGTTATAGTAGACTCGCTTTTTGGCCTGGATGTACCAGCTTTTTTGCGTCTATTGATGTTGTAATATAAACCCTTTTTTGCAGCCATTAGTAACCTCCGGTCATTAGTGTTTTGCGCTTC